GAACAAGTCAAGATCTTGAAAGTATCCAGTCTCCCAGCCCAATGCAGTAATCTCGTCAACCAAATNGGCATTCACCTCATAGGCGAAAATGCCGTTACTCGTTGCACAAATCAGGATTCCCGCTTGCGCTACCGCGACATCAAAGGCGAGCCTATCCTCCTCGGTGCCATCAAAATCGATGGACTTTTCTGAAGCGTTGTCGGGTTGCCAGTCGCCCGTCAATTGCCCTAGCGTTCTGTCGCCAGCGATCACCTGACTCCACGAAGAAACCGCACCACCAGCAGTGGTCACGTTCTCCGAACCATCAAAATAAAGAAATGGATTTAGGACAAGCGGATCAACGATCCAATTGAATGCAGGGGGTATGGATCTGGCCCCTAAACTGTTCCCTTGGTTTAACATAGGACAATTTAATCATTATAAAGGATTGCTTTACCAGAGCATTTAATGACCTCAAAGGAACCATAAATTGTAGCTCCTGCGGGGATAGCGAGACCTGAAATGTTGCTGATGTTGCAATCGGTCCCGTCATTTATTGTTGTCTCTTCGATAGCTTGGATAGCGAACCATCCTCCTGTTACATCAGTGCTATTACCAGTGACATATTGGCCCCCCTGATAACCATTTTGCTCCATTAGGAGGTATCTTTCTGAAAGCGTTGGCATACCTCCTCTTACACTTAAACCTCTTCAATAGGCATTTGATATTTAGCATAGGGTAAAAACCAATGCTCGCAGCTCTCCAAGACATCTTTAAGAAGAACCATAGACATTAAATCTTTTCGTCCCTTGCGTCTATATCCTTTATAGAGACACTCATCTACTCGGCTAACCGTGTCCCTTAAGTCGCATTTTTCTTTTGCGAGGTTGTAGAGGTCGATGTTTTTTACATGGAGGAAAAAAGCCCCCAAATCAAAAGCTACCCACAAGGGAGTGCCCTTTTCATTGCACCATCCCGTCTTTCCTCGGACATTGAAGAACTCTAGGAGAATTTTGCCCTCTCGGGTGGAGTTTTTTAATCCTTTTAAATCTACAGTTTCACCGTTTATTATGAAATCAACATGACCGATGTCTTGTTTTTTGGTGGCTTTCTTGATTGTCAAACCAGCAGATAAACAAGAGCCGTGATACCTCTCTGTGGATTCATCTATTAGTTTTTGGGTGTGAGCTACATGCTTGGAACCCGACAAACCCCGCGCTTTATCTGACATCATAGGTTTATTATAGAGGAATTGGTTAGCTNCGCAAGCAAAAAAACCCCCACCCGCAATGGATGGGGGTTTTCATGAGGCGCATGGTATCGGGATTAGCGTCTATCCTTTGCTTTTCCGATGTTTAAAGCTGCCCAGTCGATGACTGCGTAGACCTTCGNCCAGAGACTCCCCTTTGTGGGGGTAGGGGTAGCTGCGGCCACAGCGGAAGCAAGTGCAATAGCGCTAGTTACCACGCCAAACCAAGGGTTATCCTGAAGTAATTGAAGAATAATGTCCATTTTAAATAGTTGTTATTAATATTATTTACACTTTTAATGGTATTTCAACCGTTATTTCCCCTGTCCTCTGGATTTTTTCTTATAAAATTTGCTGGCTTTGTTAAAAGGAGTCNTCTTTTTAGAGTTAAATCCCTTATAACTCTTCTTCTTCAAGTCCTTCGAATAGTTTCTTTTTTTCTCGTTCGTATTCTTCTAGAGCGTGATCCTCTGCGGTCATTTTGAAATCGCCAAACGTAGACGTTGACCCATCTAAGCCAAATATTTTTTTAATTTGTTTGTTGTCAACTACAGGCATCTCCGAAACATCAAGAGAGTCATCAACTAAAACTTTCTTAGGGGCGATTTCCTGTAATTCGGCACACATAGAGAAGATTTCTCTTTTGCTTATTAGCTCGCCGCTCAATGACATGCGCCTCAACTTGTCAACTTCTTTGCAAAAATTAATATAATCCAACTCTTGGACAATCCGCTTCTTTAAATGACTATCATAAATAAAGGCATCAAACGCCTCATAACGTTCATTAAGCAAATAATTTTCATCAAGGGAAACCTCAACGGGATGGTAACCAGACTCCCCCAAAACATACCTGAGGACATCTTGTTTGCGGACTTGAATCGCTTGTTCTTTCATCAACGCCCACAATAGAGAGTTNTCCCCCNGTGTCAACAAAAATCTACAGAATTCTTATTCTGCTTCTAATCTTAGAAACATGTCTGTTTTTTTCTAAGACTGAGCCGCCCTCTCGGCTCCCTGCTCCATTAGTATTACCCTCAATGGTTTTCACATAGCCCCTTGAATCTACGTCTGCGATAGCGATAGCGATATGAGAAAAAGTAAAAACTATAATGTCTCCAGCATTAATGTCCTCGTTGGTGGGTTTGCGAAGCCCCACTCCATTCGCGGCTTGTTGTTTAGCCCAGTTTTCAAAGTCCCATGCCCCCGCTGTTCTGGGTCTTGAGAATTTCACATCCTCACCCTCTATAGCCTCCCTTACAAGCCAGCAGATGAAAGCCGCGCACCAAGGCCATCCTTTATCGGCGTCGAGCCATGTCGCCGCCTTGTATTCGTCTACCTTGGGGCCACAATTAGTTCCATCTACCTCGGAAACACCAATCTCTCCACGGGCCAACGATACCATCTTCTCGGGTATGCTGCTCCCAGAAATCGTGGGTTCCTTGGTGGATAATTTGGCCAGTATAGCGTTCCAAGTTACTGGACCGTCTGCTCCATCACTAGAAACACCCAAAAGTCTTTGGACGGCCTTTACTACCTCTCTTTTACCTTTAAAATTCATTATTTANATTTCTTTTTAAGGAATTTTAACGGGCGCTTTTCAAACTTTTTNGCCAAACAAACAATTCCTCCGATTACTTCTGGACTTACTGCACCAATTATACCATACGTTATTGCCTTCATAAGGGATGAAACCTCTGTTTGTTCTAGGACAAACCAAGCAATTCCTGCGGCAATTGCAGCGGTTGCAATCTTTTTAAACTGCTCCTTAACAGTAAGGTGGTTAGTGCCAGTCAGAAGCCTAGCAAACATAGCAGCAGCCCCGATTAAAGGAACAAGCCACCCCCCACTAAGAAACTCTTTTATTATAGACTTTTCGGGTTCCATGTTAAACTAATTACACTTTCTACGAAAAAAGCCCCCCATTAGGGGGACTTTTTATTTCGTTTTTAAAAGATTTATCTTAGAACCTGAAAGAAACCCCTCCACCAACCGACCAATCATGCTCTAAAGCATAAGCACTAGAAGAATCAAGATCATTGTCATGATAAGCCGCCTTCACAAAGAGAGAGAGACTGTCATTAAGCTCATAGGTGGCTGCGACCCCAGCTTCTACCCCATCATACTCGTCAGCAATATTAACTGCCGCAAATGGAGTAATAGTAAGATTCGCCACGGGAGTAGCGAAATCGCGAGAAACCATCACTTCCACCCCATAAGGGCCAGACGAATCAGCTTCGTGCCACACGGTAGCCGTGAGGTCAGCAATATCGTGGGCATAAGTTAGCGCAAGACCAACCTCTTCCCAACCCCCATTAGAGGAATCAATCCTCTTGAGATGCGCTCTAGCGCCCAAGCTCTGACCAAAAATCTCAATTGGACGAGCATAAGCAACAGACCAATCTTTCTCTGTATCGCCATCAACATCGTGAAGGTCAATACCCACAGAAAGATGCGCTCCCTCAACGGGAATTCCCACAAGGGCAGAAAAAGCAAGAGAATCTTCTCTTGTGGCTACGCCACGATGAGTCGATAAATTGCTATAGTTAACGCCAAGCTCAGGAGAAACACTCTCCAAGAGATTAGTGATAGTAACACCTGCGTTACCAAGGGTAACGCCCAACATGGTTGCAAGACTAAATAATAGTGTCTTCATATTTTTGTATTATTAACGGTTTAAAGCGATTGTCAAATTAATTTTACACATTCTATGTCATAAAAGAGAATATAAGGGCTTATTTTTATTATCTACATGTGAATACGTATTCATCGCTGTCGCTATTTTTTCCCCACCTTTTTTATTAATCTCCAAACTTGATATCGGTCTTTATCTTTTCCCATTGCTGCCTCAATGGCTCTCCTCGTAATGCTTTTATCAGAAGCGGTGAAGGTCACCTCTTGGAAACGAGGCTTGTCACTTTTAATAATGTTTATATTAACAGCTTCAAATGTAGTTTTTAATGCTCGACGAACATCATTCTGGCAATCCGCTCAGGTGACCCCCGACATAACAGCTCTGTAGCGTGTCTCGTCGGCCTTAATCAAAGGAGCCAGCCCCAACATGAGAAGTATAAATAATTTTTTCATAACTAATTTACGCGGAGGTGCCGATGCCTACGCCAGCACTAATGCTATCTAAGTAAGATTCGCGCATCTTCTTAAGATCTACCACCCTCAACCCTTTTGTCCTGTCCCCCTCAATTACCAGATCAAAGTTTTTGGGAACGATTACCTGATCTCCATTGGGAAGGAGTATTTCCCCAGGTGAGTTATCTGCCATCATCCCATCGATTTTTATTCGGGAATCGGAAGGCCAACGCACTTTCTCTAGTTTAAGAAGGTTTTTTGTGTGACGGAAGCAACCGTTTCTAATATTTATTCCTCTCGCATCCCATGTGCACACAAGGGGCTGCGTGGTCAGCTCTGTCTCAAAATTTTCAATCGTTATTTGGTGAGCATCCCCCCACTGGAGTCCTGTTCCACAATTATGAGAGGTAATATTCTCCAACCTAAGAGAATAAACCCTGCTTGAACCAAGCTCAAATGCAACTGCCCCCTCTCTCGCAACAGAATCCTCTCCACCTTTAGCTGCATCACTAAATACATCTCGGACAGAGTAAGTATCTCCCCCTAACTTGACCCCCACAGCATTCTCACCAAATCCGCGCACCACCAAATTGTCTACCCCCGCTGACTGTTGGGCACCACGAAAACAAACGCCGTTGAGACCGTGCTGTGATTGTATGTGTATATTACGAATCCCCGCACCAAAGTTGCTATAAAATGACCTTTTGTTTGGTTGTTTCCAGCTGAGAATCCAGTCGCCCTCAAAATCTTCTTCAGCGCAAAAACCACAGGAAGATCCTAGATGATGCCCCGCTCTCACCGACCCCTTTAACTGCACATGACTGTCCAAAAAGAGGGTTCTGTTTAGGGGATACCAATCAGTCAATACGAGAGTCCCACTGTGTTGACGACTACCCGACTTGTTTAACTGCTTCTGAGCCCGCTCAAAATATGCAGTCCAGTCAACTGGGAGTTCTGGGTGTGCGTTATCAATACCATATTTTTCAAGAATTTCTCTTGCTTTAATTATTTCGGCTTCAACCTCCTCTTTGGAGGGGATGATTATTTGTTTCATTTGGAATAAATTTCTCTTTCGAGCCTCCTAAAACGAGCATCAGAGTGCCAAACCTCATCAGTTTGGGGGGTATAGGTTCCATCCTTTGTTTGAATGGGGCTATTCATCCTGAGTCTCAGAGTAGAAGGCTGATATATGTTCAAATTGCTCACGCTCAGTGGTGAGTCGCTTCCGCAAGAGGTCAGCGCGATCAGCATCATTGCCATCCCCGCTACCCCTAAGCTTTTCAATTTCTTGGAGGATTTCATCTTCTCGTTCTCTTTGTTCGCGGTGAAGATCATAATAGAATCTCTTGTTTTTAAGATTTAAAAATAATTCTAAAGATTTTATAAGGGATTTAAGTAGTGCNAACATCTGCTTCCTTAGAACAGGAGAATACCTCTGTTTCCACTCCCTCGGGAGCAACCTCCCTAACGGAGCCGCCAACTACTTTGGCGCAATCAATTGCCCAGCCCAATGCCCCTTCCAAGGCCGAACTGTAACAATGGTGGAACTGACCCTTGCGGGTGTATACCCTATAAATAACTGGTTTTTTGCTCATTTTTGCGGTTTGAATTCAAGTGCTACTCTTCCAACATTTTCTTTGTCGTCTGACAACATCCCGTGAATTAAAACACAGTCTGGAAGGAAGTCAACACTTTTTTCATCTAAAATATAACGGTCGTTTTNGAAAAAAAGTTCTCGCACTACATGGCGTGGTCCCTTGCGGGTATGTCCTAGCGAAGCTTCCTTCCCCATTAGGTGTTCTGTGGTCTTGTTTGTTCCGACCACCTTAAATATTACACTCATACGTTCTGATTTACACCAAACTACACTTTTTTTCTCGTCATTGAATATTATGACCCTTTTGTCGTATCTTTCAATCCATTTTTTATAAGATTTTACCTTGTGCTTTCTCCGTATTTCGCTTTTAATATAATTTTTATTGTGATTTTTCAGGGCTAGATCAAAAATAGCGCGTGTTGTAGACACAAGATCCAAGCTGCTGAAGCTCTTACTCACCCCAAATATAAAGGTAACATCTAAGCATGATGGATATTCAGCGATGAAGGCTACCACCTTTATTTTAGAATTCTCTTCTGCCACATAAACGTGGCAGGTATCACAATAGAAAGAAAACAAACCCTCTATTTTTTTCCTTTTTAAATGGGGGGAATGAATATTTTCTAGATCATATGGTTTAGACCTAATAAAAAAATCCCAGAACTCGTCCCACAGCCTTGGATCGGCGGATTTTAGCTGTGTAATTTTCACTTCTTTATTATATTATATAATAATAAAGTGTAAATACAAATATGGCGGCAGAAGGACAGAATAAAGCGGCGAGTAGTCTTTTAGATCTCCAGCCTACTGCTGTGTTGGAGTTGTTTAGAGTTTACCCTGATAGAATCAATAAGCCCACCTTATTTATGGGATTTCACGGTGGCGCTATTTTCGATAAAGCAATAAAATGGCAAGGTCTCCAATATCTCCCTTTAGCTTTTGAGAGTGAGGGGTTTGATATACTGGGAGACGGTAAGCTAGCGCGTCCCAAAATAAGAGTGGCTAATAAAAATAATATTATTACCAACCTACTCCAAAATTATAAAGACTTTAAAAATGCAAAGGTTGTCAGAAAAAAGGTTCAGGTTAAATTTCTAGACGACGATAACTTTGACGGAGGAAATCCATTCGGAGTAGCAGATAGTAAAGCAGAACTGCTTGACGAGGAATGGCTAATGGGGAGAAAGACTCAGGAGTCTAAGATATTTGTAGAATTCGAATTGAATTCTCCCTTAGATTTAGAAAACTTTAGTGTCAATTCTAGAGGAATCCAAGCTAAATTTTGTTGTTGGCAATATAGGGGAGAAGATGTAGATACCAAGGGCACCCTATCGAG